TGGTAGGATAGATGAAGGTATCTTATCATTTTCTGGTGACATAAACATAAGTAGATTGTATAAATTTTTAAAAAGTAAAGACTATTCTTCAGTTAGAGAATGGGTTGTTGAAAATTCAGATAATGATCCTAGCAGAATATACCGAAAAATATATGATCATTTAAAAGAAAACATGAAACCACAATCAATACCAATAGCTATAGTTACCATTTCAAAATATATGAATCATATGGTGGCAGATCAAGAAATCAATCTTATGGCATGTTTAATTGAATTGGGAATGTCATGTGAGTTTATATGAAAACTAGCATATTTGATTTTTTAAATGATATATCATTACTGAAAAAAGATATATTAACTGATAATAATGAATCGGATTATTCACCATATATGATAAATCGGTTTTTATCAATGAATATTTCAACGATCATGTATGCTAATGAAATGAATATCAATTCCAATTTACCAAAAAGACTTCAGTACGATTATTACATAAATGCTATAAAAAAACAAAAGAGATTTTTCAAATACATCAAACACAAAAACGAAGATAATTTGCTTATAATAAAAGAGTATTTTGGATATAGCAATTCCGTTGCTAAACAAGTATTACCAATACTATCTCAAGACGAACTTGACTACATGAAAATTAAACTTCTTAAAGGTGGCACTAAAAAATAATAAAAATTACAATAATATCAATACTTTTATAGTGTATATTAAATTATAAATACATTTAATGGATTTATATATAGAGGTAATTGATAATGTCTAGTATTATCAACAATTTAATTGAAGTAACATTAAATTCTCCAGATGATTTTCTGAAGGTTAGGGAGACTTTAACTAGAATTGGAGTTGCATCAAAAAAAACAAATACACTATTTCAGTCATGTCATATTTTACATAAAAGAGATAAGGTGACTAAAGAAAGTAAGTATTATATTGTTCATTTTAAAGAGTTATTTAAGTTGGATGGAAAACCAACAGAAATTACAGAAGATGATATAGCCAGAAGAAATACTATAGCTAATATTTTAGCTGAATGGAAATTAGTTAATTTAGTGAATAAAGATAAGAGCATGTCTCCAACAGCTCCAATTTCTCAAATTAAAGTTGTAACCTTTAAAGATAAAGCAGCTTGGAAATTAGAAGCCAAATATAATATTGGTGTAAAAAAGAAGAAAGAAGAGTCAAATTAAATAGTTGACATACTATTAATAGTTTGATATAATTATATTCATGAAAGTTGTTACTATTTCAGATACACATGGGATGCATGATGGTTTAACCATACCACAATGTGATGTTTTAATAGTTGCTGGAGATATTTGTAGATCTGGTAATACATGGCAACTTGAAGAATTTTCCGATTGGTTAAGTGGACAATCAAATAATTTTAAGAAATGTTTATTAGTTTCAGGAAACCATGATTGGGTTTTTGCTAAAACTAAGTTGATAGGAATTGAAATATTAAAAAATTACCTAGGTGATAAAATAGAGTATTTACAAGATCAAGAAATTGTTATAGATGGTATAAAATTTTATGGTTCACCGTGGCAGCCTGAGTTTAATTCATGGGCATTTAATCTTCCAAGAGGAGATAGGCTTAAATTAGTTTGGGAAGCAATTCCAGATGATGTTAATGTCTTAATTACTCATTGCCCCCCACATGGAATAGGCGATCTTGTAGTAAATTCTCATAATCATGCTGGTTGTTTTGAATTACTCAATAGAATTAAGCAACTTTCTAAAAATAGTCTGAAATTAAGTGTCTTTGGACACATACATTCTGGTAATGGGTTATATACCAGTGATGAATTGAAGGGAGTTATATTCTGTAATACGGCAATTTGCGATGAACGATATAAACCAAACAATTCGGCATATGAATTTAATATTGATTCAAATCTTTATGTACAAAGTAAAGCAATAAAATTATGAAAACTAGTAAATCAGGTAAAGATTTAATAAAGTCATTTGAGGGATTTAGATCAGATTCGTATATTTGCCCTGCTGGAGTTCCAACTATTGGATATGGAACAACTTTGATTAATGGCTTACCAATCCCACTAGGTATAAGCATAACAGAAGATGAGGCAGATTTATTATTAGAAGAAGATTTAGTTGTATTTGAAACTGATATTACCTCTAATGTATTGGTAGAATTAACACAAAATCAATTTGACGCATTAGTTTCTTTTGTGTATAATGTTGGTATTGGAAATTTTAAAAAATCGACATTATTAAAATTAATTAATGCTGGCGAATTTGAAAAAGCATCTAATGAATTTCCTAAATGGAATAAGGCTAATAAAAAAGTTTTAGCAGGTCTTACTAAAAGAAGAAATGCTGAAAGGGATTTATTTTTGAGAGAATAATTATGACAGTGATGATTACTAGATTATTGACAGGCGAGGAGATTTTGGGAGATGTTGAAATTGAAACATCTGGAGAAACATGTAAGATAACAAATCCAACTCAAATTGGTGCCGTACCTAATCCAAAAACTGGTAATGTTGATGTTCACATGGTTCCATTTGCTCCTCTATCTAGTCAAAAACATGTAGTATTTTCAACAAGAAATGTGTTATGTCAATATGAGCCAGTGGTTGATATATTGAATAAGTATAATTCTATGTTTGGTTCAGGGTTGATAATACCTAAGAAGCCTGGAATTATCACATCATCTAAGTAGTTTATATAACTTGACAAATATTATAAATTGTGGCATAATATAAAAATGTCGTCTAATAAATTCTACACTAATTGCACATGTATCGGTAACAATATATTATATCGTGGTTATAATGATGGTGAAAGAGAACGCAGTAAGTTTACAATAGCTCCAAAATTATTTGTCCCAGTAAAAAAAGAAACTAAATGGAAAACGTTAGATGGTTCATTCGTTGATAAGATTGAATTCTTAGATATAAACGATGCAAAAGATTTTGTAAAGAGATATGAAAATGTTGATAATTATGTATACTATGGAAATACAAAATATCAATATGTTCACTTGTGTGATGAATATCCAAACCAAGTTGAATACGATTTTTCAAAATTGGTTATAGCAAATATAGATATTGAGGTATCATCTGAAGCTGGATTTGCACCAGTAGAAAATCCATATGAACAAGTCATTGCAATAACAGTTGAAAGTAAAGGAAGGTATTGTGTATTTGGTTGTGGAGAGTTTACAATTCCAGCAGAACATAAAAATACATCTATAAAATTTTTCAGATGCTCATCCGAAAGGGATTTGTTAGAAAAATTTATGAACTATTGGGAAGAATTATCTCCAGATATTGTGACTGGATGGAATATTAAGTTTTATGATATTCCATATCTAGTAAATAGAATAACAAAAGTGTTTGGTGAAAAAGATGCAAAACGACTATCGCCTTGGAGATATTTAACTACTAAAAAAGATTTCTATAAAGGTAGAGATCAGTTGTCGGTTGAATTGGTTGGTATATCTACATTAGATTATATGGAGATGTATAGAAAATTTCAACCAAAAACAGAAAGTGAAAAATTAAATTATATTGCACATATTGAATTGGGTGAAAAGAAATTATCATATGAAGAGTATGGTTCATTACACTCTCTATATAAAAACAATTTTCAGAAATTTATAGAATATAACATAAAAGACGTAGAGTTAATAAAAAAATTAGAAGAAAAGTTAAAACTAATTGAAATGTGCGTATCTCTAGCATATGATGCAAAGGTTAATTTTTCAGATGTTTTTTATCAAGTTAGAATGTGGGATAATATTATCTACAATCATCTAAAGCAAAAAAATATAGTTATACCAAGAATAACTAGAAATACCAAAGATAGTGATTATGCTGGAGCGTATGTTAAGGATGTTGTACCTGGTATGTATGATTGGGTCGTTTCATTTGACTTAAATTCTCTATACCCCAATTTGATTGCACAGTTTAATATATCTCCTGAATGTTTATCATCTAATAAGTTTAAATCTGTTACTGTACGGAATATTTTAGATAAACAAATAGACACAAAAAATTTAATTGATGATAATATAAGTTTAGCTGCAAATGGACAATGTTTCGATAATTCAAGATTAGGATTTTTCCCAGAAATTCTTATGAGGATGTATGAAGATAGAAAACTTTAT